TATGATATCATCGTCTCCAGAGATTCTTGTCGATAAACCATTTTTCCAAATAATTCCATTTGTAGCGTTGAGAACTACGAGATTTCCAAGTCTCGTGAGTTTTAAAGTTACAGTCGAAAGAGCCTGTGAATTGACTAGACTTGAAGTACTTGCACTCCCTATAGAAACTCCTGAAGCAGAATACGCATTAAATGAGATTGATGTAAGTCCCGAATTTCTTACCAAATTGACCGTGTAGTAAGCACCAACCCAACCTCTTGATATACTAGAACTCGTAGTAATTGGATAAATCACAGTTCCAGAAGTTATATGTTTTCTTCTAAGAATCAAATTACGAGATGAATTTAAAACAACTTCTAAAATATAGTCACCATTTACAAGAATTTTTCCAGGAGGGAGAGTAACCGGTGAAAGACCAAGAGTCAGTGAAGTTTTTTCACACATTCCTGTAATCGTATTACGTGTAGAACCTGTCTGGCAAGTCACTACACATCTGTTTGTCGTCTGATCATAGACAACTGATTCTGCAAATGGATTACCACCAGATAAAAGTCCACATACTGGTGCACACGTCATTATCGAAAAATAATTTGATGGTTCAGTTCCATCATCAGAAGCGGAATTTTGTAAACATGCTCTTTTATATACCCAAGTATTGTCACTGGTGTTCCATACATTCATAGTAAAAGACGTTGTGTCATTTGTATCTGTTGGGAGTGTGGGACTCGGTAGACTTCCATATGAAATCATCTGATTGATGGCATGTACCGGAAAAATATTCGAATATCTCTGAACAACGGGTTGTGAATACCCAGTTGGTTGAAATAAAATTCTTGAAACGATAGGTAAATTTACTGTAGTGCTTTGAGGAACATATGTAGGATATATATCTATGACACAGATGGAATATTGATTATACTCATTAGGTGAGAATATCGATGTTGTACCAGCGGGACAATAGTCAGGAGTATAAACAACAATGTTACAACCATTGGCCGGAATGTATTTCATCTCATATTTTGAATCAAAATAGCCTGAACATGGAGTAGAAAAAAAATTCAATGTCAAAGACCTTGCCGAATAAGTTTCTGTAATTCGAGAACCTAACCCGACTATACTTGTAGGAATGCTCCGTCCGTAAACTGTTATATACTTTTGGGGTATAAGTAAATTCATATCGGCATCAATGTCATCGGGATTTATACTTCTAGCGTGATTTATTGAAGTATTTGTTAAAATTCCCTCTTGTACCATGAAATCATATTGAATAAGACCACCTGGAAATTTATGGAATTTTCCACCTTTGTACATTCCGATAATGTAATCTGACGAATCGCTATTGATGAGATATTCATCACTCGTTCTTAATTTTGTCAAATCGTTTAGGAAACCTAAAGGAAATGTCATTACATTTTTTCCTGAAACAAAAACCTTACCATCATCACTTCCTGTAAAGCTTTTACATTGAGATGTAATTGTACATTGTCGAGTACTTGTAAGACCTGGACATGCAGTTCCTAAATTCATTGGAACGCGTGTCAGTGTATCAGTTTTTTTTTGTAAATCTTTACATTGACGTGTACATGGTGACCAACTACCTGACGAAACCTGACAGTCATATTTTGTTGCATCTGATGAATAAGAAGTGTTAGAATTATATTTATACATTAAATAACTACCAACATCTGGAAAAGTCGCCGTGACTAACAGTGAATCTATATTAGTATCCAGTGGCCAGTTCGAACTTCCATAATAAGTATTCCCCCCTCCGTCTACTTTAACTGCCGACAAACCTAGACTTTTTATTATACTTATTGGTGAATACATATACACTATAGACCATTGACCAGTTGCTAATTGTTTTCCAATACGTCTCGGACATCCCTTACACGCCTTTATAACTCCAGAATCTATAAGTCCCTCTCCAGCAACAAGAAGTCTTTTAATAGATTTATTACAAGCATTAACGTCCCAACACGTCAACCCATCATTATCTACTGCTTTTAGAGTAGTTCCGTCTATAGTTGATTTTGATATCGAATAAGGTTGTTTTATAAATCTATTAATCCAGAGATTTAACCCTGAACATCCAGATGTATTTGTACTATCATATTTTAACCAATAGAAAGATGGTGTACCTGAAGAACTAGACGGTGTTGAAACTGCTGAAGAAATTGCGGAACCTATCCCATAAATTATGGTTATCAATCCACCGACTGGACCTCCGGCAGGTTGAGGCGGAGGAGGGTTCGGATTTGTAGACATTGTGCATCCTAAACTCGAAAGTTGACTGTCAGAAAATGATGCAGTCCCATTGCCTTTATGATTTACAAGATCGATTTTTTTGAATGATTTATTTAATGTATCTGTAATATCTACCTGTGTATCCGTAGTATATGTTTGGCACACTCTCGTTGTTGCATGAAAACTAAAACCAATACATGTCGAACTGCCTGTACATACTTGTCCGCAAAGTATTTCATTAGTTGCAGATCCCGCTACTGTACCACTTCCTGAAAATACTTTCGAATCTAAAATGTTATACCCCGGGACTCCATCGAACATGACAGGTGTTCGCCACGACGTGATTGAAAATACATTTTTATATTTGATGGGTATGCCATACTGATCAAGGTCGCCTTCATTCGCTTCATCCCCTTGAACAATCAATGTAGCATCTCTTGCTGAAATATTTTCAATATCTAAAGCTGAAGACATTGAAGAATAATGTACAGATGTAACTGTACCCCCTGTAGAGATATCCGCTCCAATGTACCTACAATTCACCCCTTCTGTGTCACAGTTGTCGAGGTCCGTTTTTATAACAGTCGGAACATCTGTTAATGTTGTAATTTCAGGTGGTCCATCATTTTCATACGCTGAAGAAATTGCTGCACCCATACCCGATGTTTCACACCCTAGAAGATCCAGTCCTACACATGTCGACACCGCCATCCAAAACCTACAATCACTCGAGACAAAAATCAGCCTTTAGTTCATCCACTGATGAATAATATCTTGCAAGATCCTTTTCGAACCGTTTATTCGTATGTTGATTTTGTAAATAGATCCATGCAAGATTTGCACGTGAGTAACGAGTCTGTTTCTGATTTTCAGTCGGTCTGCGTGGTTTCTTTTTAGAAACTTCGGGAGCTGTATGTACCGACATATAACTCAAAGCCTGCATACAGGTATCTGCCAAATCATCCTTTTTCTTGTGCTTCTCAAAGTGGTCAAGCCAATCTGGATTTGTCGCCTGAAGAAATGTCCTACACCTATCAACTGAAGCCTTTTTACGTTCGATATACTTGGCTCTCCCGGGACCAGATACGTCTGGAACTTTATGTCTTGCATCCCATATAATAACCTCTTGACCGTGACATAAAAAGTATGTATGTAAAAAATGTTCAACAGATTTAATGGTGTGATTTTTCTCTGGTTGTTTTTCTATAAGAACAGTCTTGGACATTTGTCGAGCCCAAGGTTTCCCATCAATGTGACGTTTCAAACTTGCGAATAAACCATCTGAATGTTGTGGCGGGACACCTGATACATCCCATTCATAAATCTTCTTTGTCGAAGGATCGATAAGACACATGGCTAGATTTTTAATTCCAACGTCAATTGACAATAAAGTCATATTTTAATTAAAGGAAGTTGTTCTTTAACAGGTAATGTCAGCATGTTGGTGGTGTTGTCACACTTTTCCGGGTGAAGCTCTCCATTGTCCATTTAGGTACGATGAAAGAACAAAACGTTTTACGACAACTGGTTTCTTTTGTTCATGGGAGTGTATGCGGTCATATGCAATGGATACTGGGGGTGCCCGTTCCGGTATTATACAGTCATACATAGCTCTTATGCGCCGGACAGCAAATGGGAATCGATATGTCCCGACACGTCATGCACCTAAACGACCAGCTTTGAAATTTTTTGGCGGAACAATGACAATTGAAGAGTTTAGATCTGGATCTTCAAATGTTATTGTTACAATGCCATGGGAAACGCATATTATGCCAGTTATATCTTCTCAGCGTACGATTTCAGTTCAACAAGCACCAAACACGGATGATCTCATCCTTCGAAGAACAAAACCGCTCGCTCGTGCAAAAAGTAGTTTAGAAACTTCACTCGGTATTACACGAAGATCGAAGTGATGTGGTGTTTTTTAAAACCCGATCCCGATCATCCACAAAGTTTTCCAGAATGGCAATTTTCGAATGGAACGATTGTACATGCTCACTCGTTCGATTCGGCGATTCAATTTTTACGGTCGACAAAATGGGGCGGAAAATTTTGGGCGACTGAAACTGAAAATGGACATTGGGATGTTCAATTTGATGAATTTGTTTCGGTTTGTAATATAAAAGCTAAAAATATGTCAGAGGCTTCTCAAAAAGCTAGACAAAACATAATGCTTGATGCATCCACGCCTAGAATACGCATGCCCGTTGTTTTTGAGTAGGCCGTGATGGCGGTGCTGTTTCATTTGTGACCCAATCTGAACCAATATGAGCCCTCCATCGAATATACAACCCATCTAACATTTTTCTACATATGACACACGGAAGAGAGATGCCATATTCTCCGTCACGACGAAGTCGAACGACAGTAAACGGTCCATGTTTTCTATTAACCCAATGTGAAAAACCAGCCGGTGCAACTCCTTCACGGCGAGCTTGTTCTCTGAGCATGCTAACAAGACGTCTTTCAGCACAACAATGACATGTGTTTGGGACAATCGACCAAGGAGTTTCACATACCACCATTACTACGCTGGGCATGTTCCCCTCAGACCAATAATCATAGCCGCTAAAATGATGAACCATCCCGGAAGATCCACGTCGACGTGAACTTTTGGCCACGTCGGCCTGAGGGCATTTATCACCTTGTGTGTTTCCACAGTGCTTTCCTCTGACGAGTTGCATTCCATCTGTAAGAAAAAAGTTGATACTTTTTAGATGGCTGCCGACTATCAAATGAAAATGCGCATCAATGGAGTTGACATCGGAGAGTCTCGACATTTACTTCAATGGTCCGACATAAACACGTATTATCACACGAAGAACGGTTATCTTCTTTCGAACGTCTTGGTAATTCCATTCTGTCTGGATACGGCATCCTACCAACCAACCGGTACACTCAACTTTTCACGTCTGGATAAATTTGAACTCGTGACACCAACGAGTACACCATTGACAACGATGCTCACCGGAAATTACATGTACGCCGTTGGATACAACATTTTGGACATTCGTGACGGGACGTGTTCACTTTTATATGCAGATTAAATAGATGAAAGACGATGTTGTTCAGTTACTCGCCAGAGGCCAACAGGACATTTGGCTCACTGGTAATCCAGAAGTTTCGTTCTATAGATCGTCATTCAGGCGTCACGTCCCGTTCGCATCTTCCATAGAGAGATTTTTAGTACCGCACGACGGAAAAGTTCTTTTGAACCCAAAATGCGACATGCTTGGATATGTTTACTTGACGGCTCATGACAAAACTTCAGGAGCACTTGTTCCCGGTCTTGATTGGTCTACGATTCTTTCGACAGTCGAACTTATCATTGGGAACCAGACGGTGGCGACTCACGACATGACGTATATAAACCAAATTCGACCGGTCCTTGAAGCCGAGACATATTCGAAGCGAGCCCAGACGTCGTTTCAGCCACTTGGATTTTTTTTCGACTCGAGACCGCTTCCACTTGTAGCTCTTCGGTACACCGATGTTAAAATTATTCTCAGTCTGTTGTCGACTCAATACTATCTAAAAGTATGGGCTCACTGCATTCATCTCGATGAGGATGAGCGTCGATACTTTTCGACGACACCTCAAAAAATACTTATCCCACAGGTTCAGAGATTTCCGATTTCTAAAGAACCTTTTTTTAAAAGTGTCGTGAAATATTTGGCGGCACCCTGTGTCAATTATTTAGACGTGTATTCTCCCGTACCTTCCATACCTCCCGGTTTTGTTAACTGGGGGTCACACATAGGAGGGTCGTCGTCTGTTACAAACGGAAGATGTATAGTCGCAGACAACTTCGGAGGAATTTATACCATGGGCTTCTTTAACAGTACCCCGTTAATCGTATACGGCAAAAATGGTTCGCCGTCGGGTGTAACAGTCAACTATACGAATAGTGTCACCTCGTTTAATGATTGTTTCGTTGTCAAATACAGTTCGAGTGGAAACGTTCAGTGGGGCGCTCGTATAGAGTCCGATGGAGGAACTACAGCAGGAAACTTTGCAGCCGTAAACACATCCGGGAATCTTTATATAGTTGGAACTTTTCTAGGGGCGACATTATCAGTATTCGACAAAAACGACCAGACTACAGGTGTTTCTATTACACCAGCATTTGGAGGGTCCGGATGTTTTCTCGCCATATACGACACGAATGGCACCCCTCAATGGGCTGCTTGTGTGGGAGGTCCAGGGGGTATCACACAGGGACTTGGTATAGCGATTGATTCATTCGGAAGTTTATATGCCACAGGGAATTACACAGCATCCCCAGTGACGTTTTATAACTCGAACGGGTCACCATTCGCCACGACTATTACAAATTTAGGATCGAATGACTGTTTCATTGTAAAGTACAGTTCGAATGGAAACGTTCAGTGGGGTGCTCGTATCGGGGGCGCTGGAATTGATGCAGGGAACAGTATATCAACAGACACATCCGGAAATGTATACGTGACTGGGCGATTTCAATCTACTACATTGACGTTTTATAACTCGGACGGGTCATCATTCGCCACGACTCTTACAAATTTAGGATCGAATGATTGTTTCATTGGCAAATACGATACAAACGGAAATGTTCAGTGGGTTGCGCTCATCGCGGGAACTATTGCCGACATAGGAAATTGTATAACGACAGACAAAACCGGAAGTGTATATGTCACCGGAAGTTATACATCGAATCCACTGTCTTTTTATAATAAAAATAACGGATCGGCATTCTCCTCGACTCTTGCAAATTTAGGATCGACTGACTGTTTCATTGGCAAATACGATACAAACGGAAATGTTCAGTGGGTTGCTCGTGTTGGGGGATCAGGAAACGATATTGGAAATGGTATAACGACAGACGCAACCGGAAATGTGTATGTCACCGGAAGTTATACATCAAGTCCAGTGTCTTTTTATAATAAAAATAATGGACCCGCATTCGCCACGACTCTTACAACTTTAGGTTCGACTGATTGTTTCATAGTTAAATACGATACAAACGGAAATGTCCAATCATGTAATCGTATCGCAGGTACTTCTTCTGACGTTGGTTATAGTGTAACAACTGATACATCCGGTGGACTTTATGTCACAGGGACATATCAATCGGATCCTCTGGGTCTATACAACAGTGATAAAACCCTATTCAGTCCATCACTTTCAGCAGTGGGTCCACAAGACACGTTCATTTGTAAAATTACCGCCTAGGCATCCTCACCCTGATCCTCTTTGGGTGAAAAAACGACCCGACAAACTTTCAGGGCGTGCGCCTTGGCAACCTTTTCAGACACTTTGTGCTGACGCGTTGACTCAATTGCCGCGTCGAAAACACTCTTGTACACAGCCGTCTGCTCGAAAAGTTCGTTAAGGTCAGACTTGAGTGACTTGAGACGCTCCTTCAGATCATTCTCCTCATCGATGAGGGAATGAATTTTAGCGTTGAGAGCCATTATAGATTTTTATAGTATTCTTTTTAAGTCGAAAAATAAAGTTTTGTCTTCACTCGTCAAAACCCACATAGTATACATTAATGGCGAACCTACGGGATTATGTGCGTGACAAGCTTTTCGTCGAGTTCAAGTCTGAAGCCAAGGCTTTGAACTGCGAAAAGGCTATTTATAACTGGGCAGTTGCGCGCACGCAGTATGTAGAGGAGAAAAAACCAAACGGGAAACCAACGTTTATGTTTTCACCCGACGTTGCATCTTGGGAAAGTCGTCATTTCAAGTCGCGTTACAAGCACAAGTTTATAGAGGTATTGAACAACATTCAGCGCAATCCAGAGATTCTGAATCAAGTCAAAGCGAAGGACATTCCGAATCTCTCACCGACGCAAATTTGGCCAGATGGTCCTGTCGCCAAAACTGAATATCGTCTCAAAGAAAAAGAGCTGGCGATTGAAGAGGCGAAGATGCGTATCGATGATGATTACGAAGGAATGTTCAAATGCCGCAAGTGCAAGTCGAAGAAGACAACCTACTACCAGATGCAGACAAGAAGCGCAGATGAACCGATGACGACATTCGTCACATGTATGGAATGTTCTACAAAGTGGAAGTGTTAAAAAAATAAAACACTTGGTCTCTAATGGCAAAAGCCAATGTACTACTTGAATCTCTGAGTCGTTTCTTTGAACAAAATGATAACATGGAAAAATTAAAGGATATTCTCGAACATCGCAAAGGTATTTCACTTCGAAATCTCGAATGGTTTGTGACTAATTATGCACGTGAGCAGCATGTAACATACCAAACACCATCTGGTCGTCCATTTACTGTACACGTGGCATACAAGTCAAGTTTAGATGGTTACTCTAAAAAGTTATTCGATCCATTTTGTCGGACGGATCGAATAGATTTTCATGGGTTTGTAACGACACCTGCACAACTTAATTTTCTGAGATGGTGTTTCCAAAACAACATCAT